GTCTACGGTTTTATTGCAAAAAAAAGCGACCCGGGGGGCTATATCGCCTAAATTTTTCCGCCTTTACGCGAATTACAACGGCGATGCGCGAGTTTCACGTTATCCCACGAATGTATTCCGCCTTTTATGAGCGGGACAACGTGGTCTATTGACGGATACCAATCACCAGCGATGAATGTCCCGTCTATTACAGTAAAGTCCTCGGCGTTGCATTTGCCTCCGCATATATGACAAACGCCAGCGTCTCGCCTAAACAGTCCCATTACCGTTATGTCTTTATCAACGGTGACCGCGGCGAGTTTCTTCCGGCGCCTTGCTTCCTTTGTTGAATTGTTAGCCTTGCTCCTGCACTTGTCCGAGCAATACTTCTGCCGTGTTGTCATGCTACCGCAGACTGGACACGGATGCGGGACGCTTCTAAGCTGCCGACGTCTTTCTCGGTCTTTCTTGATTTCTTCCCGCTTTTCTTCTTTTTTTAGACGCTCCTCTTCTTTCTTCCGCTTCTCTTCTTCCTTTAGTCGCCTTGCCTTGTTTTGCTTCTCTTCACGACAAGCAGGACAAGAGCAGTGCCCTTTTCTAACTGAAATCATAGAGCGGTTAAAGACTGTTCCGCACTTCTTGCAACGCAAATCAGTACGTCCGTCTGCGCCAGTATAGTTCCCTGCGTACTCGCATCCCGGAATCCGTTCCTCAATAAATGCGTTAATCTCATTCGTTGGCTTAAAATCCCCTTTTCGTGTCATACCTTTTCCTCCAATAAAAGAGGGAGCAGACTTAACCGCTCCCTATTATTTGAGGTTTCGCCCGGAACATACCCGAAGCAGGAGTCCAAACCACAAATAAAAAAACTATTTACTTGTTACTATCCCGTCCGCGCCGATGACGTAACGATTTTTTGCATCACGCGATGCTCTCTTGCGTTTGTTTACTTCCGCCCAGCGTCCGCCGCTCAGTTCGTGCCGTGCTGCATGACAATCCCGGCATAGAAGCTCGAGGTTGTCGAAACTTAGCGCGATCTCAGGACGCTCGATGCTAATCGGATCCAGTTCTATTTTGTGATGAACGATTACTCCTGGCTTGTATATTCCTCGACGCAGACAATCCTCGCATAGGTGATGCCGGCGCTTTGCGTATTCGTTCCGGCAGGACTGCCACGCCTTCGAACTGTAGAACTTACGAGCCCACGGTTTCGCCATCGTCGTCCACCTTCTTCTGGTATTCCGCCTCGTACTTGCACGGGTCCGGGAAGCGCTCCCTGATCTGCCGGAGTACTTCGCCATTAAATGCTTTGTTGCTTGTACTGAAGAACAGCGCGTCCTCTGGGATTTCTTTATCCGGGCTGACTGTCTTCACGTCCTTAAAGAAGTCCCCGCCGATCTGCGCGTAATTCCCGTACAGGCTCCGGAACATCGGACAGCGCGGGAACATCTCCAGCGTCTCGAGCATCTTCTCCCGATCGATGAGCATCGGAACATGGAGCGCATAATCGAGCGTCGTGCATCCTGCCTGCCTCAGCTGGTCCATGCACTTACGCAGCTGTTTGGTGTAACCCGTCGGCGCTCCGCCGTGTCTCGCTTCTACGTCCAGGATGTGATCCTGCAGCAGTCCGCGGTGTAACGGCTTTGTGCTGTCCATCTTGGCCAATACATAAAAGTCATCGTTGAACAGCCAGAACTTCTTCGAGATCTTGTCGTTCTTGCAGATCTGCTTCAGACTGAAGCGGACCCGTTCCCACTTGGTGGAACCTTCCTGTCTTCCTGGAACAGCACGATCCGGGATCAGTCCTTCCGGCTGCCCACAGTAAAACCAGACCTTGCCGTGGTCCATGTTAGCCTCGATGCTCCTGAGACTGTACCTCAGCTCGTCCGGTTTCGTGCCATCCTTCAAAATGTAAACTACATCGTGCTTCCTCATGTTGTCCTCCAATCCAACGCAAAAGGCCCGCACGTAGCGAGCCCTTTGCTAAGTAAGTAAAGCGGTATGGAAAGATGCCAGTGTATTTCGGTAGGTAGGCCGACCCGGGACTCGCACCCGGACGCAGCTATTGGTCGGCCGTAACGCCGGATCGCTCCGGCTCGGTGATACGTTGCAAGATGGTTCCGTCCATCTTTGACACATACACGATATCACACCCCTATAGTGAAAAAAAAGGAAAAGATCACCTGATCAGGCCATCGAGTTCCTCCAGTCCCTTATCGTGAAGATACCGGCAATTCCTCACCGTATAACCCAGGATGTCAGCGATGTCCTCCCACTTCCGGAGGTTGACGTAGCGCTCATGCAGCACGTCGCCCGGATCGCCCTGGACTTTCTGCACAATTCGGAAGACCTGCTGACGGATCGCCAGCGCATCGGCTTCGGCCTGGAGCAGCTGCTCTGCTTTCTCGGCGAGCCGTACCGCCTGGGCCTCGACCTTCTTGCTGATGTCCCCGCTCCTGGGCAGACCGTCCCCTCCGAGTGAGCTCCGGATGTTGTCGACCTGCTCCATCTGCTTCAGGTATTCCTCCCGGATCCGTTGCACTATCCTCTCCGCTTCTTTGTATTGTTCCAAGTATTCCTTAGCCGTCATGTTCCTATACTGCCGGATCCTCGTATATGACCCTCTCGTAATCCTCTGATACCCTGTACACGTCCAGCCCGACCGCCAGCGCGTACGTCTTCTCCAGCAAAGCGCCTGTACTCTTCTCGGATCCCGGGAGCATACAGATCGCATCGCACCCCTGCAGCATGGCAAGGCCCCGGTCGATGTACTGCTTGTATGTGTAACCCTCGACCTGTCCCGGAGTCGTCGGGCTTACTGGCTTGTAGCCGTTGCGTTCCAGGAGAGCAGCTGCTTCGTCGAAGTTCCTCTCGAAGCCGTCGATGCCGCTGATCGGTCCGGCTATGTATACGCTAATCTTCGCCATAATCATATTCCTCCTCGATGCCGTGGCGGAAGTTGTAGTCTTCCTCCCGGTGCTCGTCTTTCCAATCCTTTTCGAACTCCTGTAACTCCTCGTATGTTATCTCGCCCCGTTTGTAGGCGTCTCGTGCTCCTACGATGCTCATGTGTCCTTCCTTTCTGCCCATGCACAATAGTCCTGTGCGTCCTTGAGCGCATCTACTGGACAGTTTGGTGTCCCTCTTAATCCGCAGTCCTTACACCGAACCAGCTCGCCCTGCCACTGTATGGTGACATCAACCTTGTCATCACGGAGCTCGGTATCTATGTGCATGATGCGGTCTTGTGGTAATCTCACTCGCCCGTCCTCCTCTCGAACTTTTTGCACGCCCTGGTCGACGGCATTTTGTATCTCGCCATTACCTTCGTAAAGTAGATATTCGCCCTCCGACGTGCCTCTTCCTTCTCGTTCCATCTGCGCTGGTTGTCAGGCTGCATACATTCCACGCCTACCGACGAGGTGCGTCCCGTTCTCCAGCGGCAGTCTTTGCATTTGTCCATCGTGTTCCTCCTACCACCAGACCGCATCGTTCATCAGTTTAATGACCTCGTCCCTGGTGTACTCATTCTTGTAGAGCCTGTCGACCGCTGCGTTCATGTTTACCCTTCTTCTCTCCAGTTCGCGATCCCGCTCGTCCTCTCTCTTCTGCAGTGCTTCGAACGCGCTCACGATACACTGGTACTCGTAGGCCTGTGAGTCGTATCTCTGTTCTCCGCTCTGCTGATAGTTGTCGTATGCTCTGTCGTATCTCTTCTGATACCGGTCTATCCATTCCTGTGTAGTCTCTGGTAATCTTGCCATAGTAATCCTCCTACGCTAACGCCTTGTTAATCTTCTCTCTGATATCGTCCGGCATTTCGACCGCATCTATCTCCGGATCCGGTTCGAACTGCTTATACTTTGGCGGCTCGATCACCGGCTTGGACGGTGCGGTGCTCTTCCGGCTGTCCTTCTGGGCGAATTCCTTCTCCCTCCGCTCCCATGTTCGGACCGATGCCTTCCAGTCCCGGATCCGCTGTCCGTTCTTCTTCTTCCAGTCCGTCTCGGAGTAGTAATCGTAAAACGCTGCAGGGTCCATTTTGTACCCCATCTTCTCTACATACTTCGAAACTTCTTCGAGCGTGGGCGGGAACCCTCCCCCCTCTTCTTTATTATTCTTTAAAATTATTGTTCCTGTACCGTTTGGTGTTCGGTTTGCTGTACCGTTTGGTGTTCGGTCACCTTGGAAAGTTTCGTAATTTTCAATGGTTATAAGTGTTCCATAAGGTGTACCGTTGGCTGTACCGTTTCCTGTCCGCTCTAACTCTTTGAGGAACCGCGTTACTTTGCCCCGGCTCCATCCCCAATCGTTGGCGAGTGAATCCGTCCCCCGGAGCAGCTGCCCGCGTCTGATCGTAATGGTTTTGCCCTTGATCTTGCAGGTCTGGTCTTTGTAGTTTGCCTTCAGGAGAAGGTCGACCCAGGCCTGTCCCTTCGTGAACGGTTTGTCCTTCCACAGCTCGTTGTCCATTAATTGGCGGTACAGTTTTATATATCCGTCATGCGCCACCTTCTCCCTCCTCATACAGTATTTTCTCTATCATTCGACCTGTTTGTCGTTTGTCGCAAAAAACCACTCTCAGCGGATATTTTGCGGTCCAGGATGCCAACACCCTGTAGACCTTCTCGCCTCTTACCATGGTATGCGGACTGCTCCACCTGATCAGGTCGACGATCTTCCGGACCTGCACCCACTCGTCCCGGTCTCGGTAACGGTTCTGCTCTACCAGTACGACCAGCTGCGCCCCGGCCTTCTTCGCACGTTCCAGTTCTCGCCGGAAGCGCTCATGCTCGACCGTGCAGTTCTTGGCCAGTTCGGCGATGTTCTGCTTCCGATCTATGACCAGGGCGGGCCGGTTGTAGTCCATGTAGTCCCCGAACAGGAGCTTGCTGGTCTCGTATTCGATGCCCTGCGTCTCGAAATGCTCCAGGATCCGGGTGATCGCCTTCGGTTTTTCTCTTGAGTCTATGATGATGAAGCGGTTAGTCATTGGTCTCCGTCTCCCAATATGTCCCCATGTCGTACTTGAAATTCTTCGCGTGTTCAATCTTCAGTGTGTACTTGCACTCATCGTTATGGCACTCGTCTCCACAGGCGAGTCCGTCGCACAGATACGCTACAGACTTGAGCCGTGCGACTTCCGCCTCGAGTTCGGCTATGCGTTCCAGGGCTTTGACGTAATTAAATGCTACTGGCTTGCTCATTTGTTCCCCTCCTCGTATGGCTCTGGCAATGGCATCCATGCTGTGACGTCAACGATGTTCTCGCAGTTTAATCCATTCCAATATGTACGACCGTCAAGGTCATCCTCATACCGCCCGAGCAAGATTGGCGGGTCATCGTCATCGGCTCGCTCTCGTCTCCCTGTGACCAGTACGAAGTCGGATATAAGAAAAGTATCAGCCACCATATTAATCTGCATCCATGGGTTGTATATATCTTGTTCTGGATGCATCTCGGGTAACCGTTCTGTTACTGGTATCCATTTGCTCATACGATGCCCTCCTTCTTCATGTAGGTGTATACGGTCGCCTCGGAGCATCCCATCTCGTCGGCGATCTTCGAAACCGACCAGCCCGCTTTCCGAAGAGCTCCGAGTTTGCCGACGTCGAACGGCTGGCGCTTCTTCGTCTTCGTATCGGTCTTCGGTTTCGTTGCCTTCGGCTTCGGATCCGGCTCGGTCTTCGCTGGTGCTTCGAGGTCTTCCTCGATAACGCTGGCGAGGATGGATATTACGCCACGGATAACAGCGTCCGTCTGCGCTTTGTCGTCGCCGGTGTACTTGAGCAGCGTCCGGGCGGTCTCAATCTTGTTGATGGTCATGGTGTCCTCCTCTCATGTGTTATATTCTTTTTCTTTGCGTATCCACTCACCCTGTACGGCTTCGGCTGATGGTAGTGCCGACAATTTGTCGCAAATCACATTGGACAAGTGAATTGACATTGTTATACTTGCCACCGCCTCTATCGCATCCGCTCTGCTTATTAGGTCACCGTCCAGTGCTGATACGTCACCCATCGTCTCCAGTGCGTTCGCTGCGCTCCGGAGCGCCTTGATGACCATGTCGATAACGGTCTCTCGTCTGATCAGGTCGCTCATGCCTCTATCCCTCCGTTCGCCAGCGTTACGCTCATAGGACAGTCACAGAACTTGTCCTCGTCGATGCCTACGAGCAGGATGGTACCCGTAAAGATAATCCCGCAGTACACGCAGTTAAACGGCAGGTTCTGGATCTTGCCCTCTTCGTTGCAGATAATGCAGCAGTCAGTCGCAAATGTGAACGTCTCGATCGGGCCGCCGACCAGCTGCTGCAGGACGTGCAGGTCGTTCGGTACGACTATCGTGCGGAAGCCTTCGTCCTCCGGGTTCTTGATCAGTGCTCTCATGCCGACACCTCCTCGAACACGGACGGATCGAGGTCCTCGTCCAAGTCATCGAGGTTAATCTCTTCGTCCATCTCTTCCAGCTTCGCATCGGTCCAGCCTCTCTGGAACCCGAACACGTACATCTCGTGCATCCGTCTCGATGCGTCCTCGTATCCGGCTGCATACGCTTCCGAAGCAGCCTGTTTCGATGCTTCCTTAACCGCATCGACTAATCTTCTGATTATGTTCTCTACCATCTTTCCATCCTCCTAAAAAGGTACGTCCTCTTCCTGTAACGGTCCCATCCCTTCCGGCTCGGCCGACGTTGCGCTGGATCCGTCGCGGTTCGTCTTCTTATCGCAGAAATCGAAGCCGTCAGCGACCAGCAGCCACGCGGTCCGGTTCGGGTCGTTCTTCGGCTTGTAGCTCTCCATCCGTCCCCTGACGATGATCTGCGAACCCTTCCGGAACCACTTCTCGACCGCGTCGGCCTTTGCTCCGTAGAACACGCAGTAGAACCAGTCCGTATCGTCTCCGAAGTCCCTGGAGACACCGACCGAGATGTTGGTCTTGCTGTACGGACCTTTCTGTCCCTCGACGGTGGTCTTCTCCGGATCGCGTCCGAGGTAGCCGTGTATTGTTATTTGATTAAGCATTTTGTCCTCCTAAAATTGAGCGGGGCAGATTGGTTAATGACTGAAAATATTGTTTGTAATCGCTTTTGAATAACTATAAGGAGATACCCGCCCCGCTTGTTAACTATTCCGCCTCTGCAATTTCGTACACTTCCGGATCCAGCAGGATCTTCGTCTGTTTGCAGTAATCGCACCGCTCGCACCGTCTCGGCTCAACGTCTCCGGACTTAATCAGATCGTACCGTTCTATCTTCGCCTCTACCATGTTCAGAGCAGCATCGAGAACGTGCTGCGGGATCTGGATCACCGCCACGTCCGGGACTCGTTCCTTTGTGACGGCTACAAGATAAAACGGTAACCTTTTACCTACATGGGCATTAACTACCGCTTGGTAAATCGCCCCTTGAACGTCGTAACCCCACGCTTCGACCCACGACCGGCGACCATAGGACGGGTCCCAGATCGAGTCGAAGTCCTTAACCGTCTTCAGGTCGACGATGCGCTCGCCGTTGAAGACGTCCATTTTGATCTTCCACGGGATCCCCCAGAGGTCAGCCGTCATCACGACCTGCTTATCGCCTTCGAGGTAATCCATCATTAACGGCTGGTTCTCGATCGCGTTGATCATGGTGTTCGCGTCCCGGAACTTCGCGTACAGTTCGCCCTTCCGTGTGAACATCTCGTCCTCGTGTGCCAGTTTGAACACTTCGAGGTCGTCCGAGAAGTACGCATCCACGTACGACCCGACCAGTAACGCATCGGTCTCCGGGCGGATGTACTGACCACGGGACTCGGCCAGACCGGCAGCCTCGCACTTATCAAACGCTTTGAACTGCGAGACGCTCCAGAAGGCGCGGTTAGCTTCCCGGCTGAAATAGTTAGTTCTGTCCAGTTCCATCCAGCACCTCCGTCATAATCTTCTTTTCTCTCGACAGCATCGCGGTCAGCGCCTTGAGCATATTCGGGTCGTTGTCGCATAGTTTCTTAGGCAGTTCGGACACGATTGAAAACGCTTCGAGTACGAGATCCAAACCGCTGCCCTTTAGTTCCATGCTCATTTCGATGACATCGTCGCTCGTCTTTTCCGCCTTGATCTCAATCATCCCTCGGCCTCCTGTTCTGCCTTCGCGGCGCTCGCACAGTCGAAGCACATATACTTTCCGAACTTCGTAAACGCATTGTTTGCGATAGCCTTCGCCTTGTACGTCTTCCCGTCCGCATCGTGGTCGGTGATCAGCTCACCGCATACCTCGCAGTAGATCTCGTCCGTCTTCGGTGCGTACTCTCTGACGCGGATGCACTCGGTCGTCTGTCCGAACGCTGTGATCGTAGCCTTGTACAGGGCGATCTTCTTCTTCTCCCAGTTCTCGACCTTAGTGGATCCGACTGCGCTGCTGATCGCTTTGGCGTTGGTCGTGTTGCAGATCATCGGCTTGTAGTCGCGCTCTACGAAATGCACCGTCATCTTGCTCTCGGATCCGCGCTCGTTCTTAACCTCGTTCCGTTCTACGTGGTCGATGGTGAGAATAGTATCTCCGGTCTCGTTCAGATCCCACGCACCCAGGAACGACTTGTCCATGTACTTCCGGAAGTCTCCCTTCAGTTTCTCAGCCATGTTACGCCTCCCTTCCGATCGTGAGATCCAGTTCTTCGTCCGACGTCGCAGCCATCGCTCCGATCAGGACGAGCATCGAGTTCTTGTCGCTGCAGGTGAACGTGACGTTCACCTCTTTCGTTTCGTAGCCTTCCGATTTCCAAAAGGTTACTTCCTTCTTCAGTCTTACCTTGTACATTTGCATCCTCCCTACTCTTCGACCAGCCTGTAAACGCCATACCGCGCCCCGCTGGTGCTCTTTCTGTAATCTGTGATAATCTCATAACCCTCGTCCCGGAGTTCCTCGATCCGCTTCGGAAGGGACATAATCCCCATCTCCACGACCGCCTGGCGGACTGTGATGCAGCCGTTCGCCTGGAGACACGCGAGAACCTTCGCCCGCTGTGATAATTTCTTCGCCATGCTGCACCTCCTAAACCATGCCGTACGCAACGGCTGTAATTGCTACGAGGATCCCCCAGAACGTGGTCCCTGTGATAACTACCCTCGCCCAGTCGGCGATGCTTCCTTCTCTTACTTTGTACTTGCGCATAACTTTACCTCCCCGTTGTTCAGCATCTGGTATAACTTGTCGCACGCCTTTGAGGTCTTCATAGCCCGTTTAGTTTCCTTCCACGGACACCCGCCCCATTTCGCGCGCTGGTCTTCGGTCCCGTCCGCCTTGAACTGCGGAACGAAGAACGGGCAGTCGTAGCACGTCAAGTTGACCCCTTGAGATTCGTACTCTTCCGCCAGTGTTTCGGGCTTCATCTCAGATTCAACGTACTGGATCCGGGCGATGAGTCCCTCGAACGTAACGGTCGGGTTCTTGTCTCTGAGGTCGTAGAGTTTCGCGTTAAGCTGCTCCGTCAGTGATTGGGCCGAGTCTGCGCAGACGATGGCGAACTGCTGGTAGCTTCTGCTGATCATAAAAAAATCACCTCTCTTTCGATTAGGTGATTAGAATTTTATACGTTATTAAGTTATAGATGGGAAGGTCCCCTACCCCGTAGAACTAAATTGCAAGAATTTATGATTATCGGAATAGTTCTGCCTCTTCTTTTACGGTTCGCCTTATTGCGGACCGTACCCTCTCGCGTATTAAATTCGTATCACCTACGGCTATTATACGGCTGCATAATAGACGTGTCAATTAATATTTGTTATACTTACCTCGGAGGTGATCAGAAAATGGGCATTGAATTTATTAATTATGGACAGGCACGCGAACGGATCGCTACCGAGTCCGAGCTTGAGATCTTTGAAGTCCTCCGCTCCATCACAGGACGCGAGGATCTGGATCTCGTCAGAAAATCAGATAATTACGTTTCAGCGGTCATCGGTGACTGGGATCTCGCCCGGTTCAAGTACACGCCCAGGGCGAAATGGATCCAGTTCCCTTTCGAGGCGAAACCGCCGAAGCACAAGATCGAGACACCTGCAGACGTTGCGGATCTGTCCGATCTGGTGATGAAATCGCTGGAACATATTCTCAAGTACGTGTAGAGTAATGGCGAAGTCGTTACTTTTTACGCTGATTGCTTCCAAGGCCGTCCCCTTCCGGGACGGTTTTGGTTTTGGATCCAAAATAAAAAAAGGGCCGGATTGCTCCGACCCTTAACTAACCCGTACCGTGTGGAGGACAAACAGAATGAACTATGCGTTATTGGGTGATCTCATTTGTTGCATTACGGTACGGTTAGTATGCAAAAAGGGGACTTGTGCACGCAAGAAACCAAAAGATACGGTATCGTCCTTTCTTTTGTTATTTAATTAAGAGGTTCGTCCCCTGCTTGCCCGTTGGTTTATACGATGTGAGCCGTCTATTCGGGGATGGCTTGGATGACATCTTTCCAATTACTCCAGAACTGTGCTGACTTGTATGCACTCACGCTTTCGCTTGGTACATATATTTCACAATAAGCCTTGCTTGGTAGTGACGAGTTATAAATTGATGGTGGAGTTGTCGCTTTGAATGTTAGTTTCACCTTGCTTGATATCCCCATAAATATGCTCATCGTCATAGTGTTTAGTGTGCTTGGGAATTCGACAGATTCCAATGTATTCCAATACGCAAGGGCATAATCTCCAATGCGCGTTACCCCTTCAGGGATGACCAATTCGGTTACATCTCTCGCTAACACATGGGCAAGTGTTTCATCAACACCGCCACCGCCACCGCCGGCAAGTTTCCCGGCTATGGCAAGGTCAAATAAATTAGTCATACCAGCACCCCCTAAAGCTTGCCCCATGTCTCGGACACTTCATCGAACGCATACAGGTCGCCCGTGTCCACTTCCAGCGCCATGGATCCGGTGACGATGTTGTCGGTCGGTTTCGTGTCCGTAGACAGACAGGCGAGTTCTACGATGTACTTGTTGCCTCCTGTTTCGATGTCGTACGGTCTCTTCTGTAATACTGTAATCATAATTACCTCCGTTCTTTTGATAGAATTACTGCTTTTTGATCTCGTCGATCTTCTTATACAATGTTGTGATGTCGTTCTCGATCACCGGGATCCTCCGGGCGAAGTCGTTATGTTCCCGTACTTCCCTCGTCAGTTCGGTGATCTTCTCGTCAATTACCGCATCGTGTGCGTTATTGGAGATCAGGACACCGACCAGCGTGATCGTCCCTGTGATGATTGCGATTATAATGCCTTCCGTGATCATGGTTTCCGCCTCCATTCCCTCATATAATATGCTTCATGTATCGAGACCCAGCACCAGACCGAGCCCGCGATGATGCCTAATGCAATTACTATCTTCATTCCTTCGCCCTCAATACTTGTATCGTCGACTTCTTCGCCTGTGAGTCGTAACGCTTTCCGTCCTTCCGGATCACCCCGAAGAAGTTCTTATGCGATGCCTCACATACCTTGCCCGGACCGAAGTACATCATGGCGTGTTGCTTGCCGTTCGTTTTCTTGTACCGGATGATGTCGCCGGGCTTCAGGAACCCTGCCGGGATGGCCTTCCCGCTCAGCACGATCTTGAACGCCTTCTCCGTCTTTGGGAACGGTGTCTTTACGCCATGCAGCGCCTTGAAGGATTTGTCCACGCCGGACTCCCGGACGATGGTCGATACGAAATTACCACAATCGGACAGTTCCGCACGGGTATCAGCCCAGCCGTACTTCTTCATGGCTTTTTTACAGACCGCCTTAGGGTTGCCTGTTTTGTAGTCGTACTTCTTCGTGGCCGTTCCGTACGCCCAGGCGAGTTCCTTTGCCTTTGCCAGGAGTTTGTCCGCGTTGGTCTGCTTGGTAGCCGGTTTCTTCGCTGCCGTTGTCGTGGTCGTCGGTTTCTTGGTCGTGGTCGTGGTCTTCTTCGTTGTGGTTGCCTTCTTCGCCGGATAATTGACCCTATTGATCCACGACTGCAGCATCTTCACGGATGCAGGTCCGAACGCGCCGTCTGCTTTCGCTCCGACCATCTTCTGGACCTTCTTACTGGTTCCTGGGCCCCAGTCGCCGTCTGCGACCGCTCCGGCCTTCCTCTGGAGGTATTTGACCGTTTCCTTGGTGAGGATACCGTTTGGTTTCATCCCCAGCGCCCTCTGGAGGTTGTAGATGGTGTTGTAACCACAATCGCCGTCAATCTCCAGCTTCTTCGCCTTGGCCGATGCCGGGATGAAGTGCGGACGATATACAGCCTGCACGTACTTCCCTGCCCTGGTCTTCTGGGCGACCTTACCGCCGTTGGTGTTGCCCTCGATGGTATAGATGCTGTCCGTGGACTTGTGAGCCCGGACCAGCCCGATGTGGTTCGGGTTCCCGTTCCTATCCCAATCGAAGTAAATGATATCGGAAGCCATAGCCAGATACAGCGGGATCTGCGCGAGGTTCTTCTTGCACCACTGGATACTATGAGGACAGTATGTCTCTTTTTTGCCATTAAAATAGAGCGACTTTACGCCGCCCTCATTCGCAACATAGTCAACGAACGCATTACACCACGCCGCTCCGGCAGGAAGCCCGGCATATTTCCGGAACCGTGCCCCGCCCTGTCCGAGGTGCTTCTGCGCGATCTTTAGCAGTCCTGTATTAGTCATCGTCGTCCTCCTCCGCCGCATCGTCCGGCTCTTCGTGGCTCATGTGGATATGTTCTGCATAATCCGCTTCCGGAAGCCCAGTAGCGACCGATGTCAGCAGTGACAGCAGACCGGCCAAGAGTGACGCACTGATTACGATCCTCCAGTCCACGTCCGAGATGACCGCAGCCGTCCCGATCGTGGCGACCGCCGTCTGTGCGATGGTCCGAGCCATCCGGATCAGAGCGCATTTAATAAAGTGATTCATGATTTCCCCCTTTAGTATGTTCCGATAAGTGTAACCCTGAAATTGAACGCAGCCGACGTTGATGCCAGCCTGTGGACCTGCAGCGTCGTCGAAGTTCCGACCTGTACCTGTGCGCTGGTGATGTACTGCGACACGGACAACAGATTCGCGAACCCGCTCTTTACGGTCATTCCCGTTGGCGGCGTGATCGTCGTAGCGTTGTAATAGAAGCCCGCAGACCCGACCTGTGTCCAGGACGAGCCTGTAGTGATATCTTTAACTGCCTCGATCCGTCCGCTCTTCCATTTGCGATAGGCCCAGCCGTTACTCGTCCCGGTCTCTACGATGTAGTCTGTGATCGCGTCGATTTTCACCGAATTGTTGTAGATCCCGTTCTCGATTTTGTTCAGGTTGTCAGCGGATATCGCCGGAGGTCCTCCGTTGACCCATGTGGTTTTTGTATATGCCATAATTATCCTCCTACAGGGCCGAGTCGAACGCGGCCTCGATTTTGTTCAGGTTTGCGTAATGCGTCGAAAGCGTTACCGTCGGGTCTATCGTCTGGGCCGCCTCGACCAGGGCGATCCATTCGTCTTCCCGGACGATGTCGCCCTGCTGGTACTGCATCCGTCCCGGAGCGTACGTATTAACCGCCAGAGCTCCGTTGCGGACCATTCTCGTCATATCGTCCGCCGTTGTGTATGACCCCTGCCCTCTGTTCGTTACAGCCGGAACCGGGTCGTACCAGGGCGACCATGTGACGTTGCCGTTGTTCGCCGTGGCTGCGAGATCACCGCAGAGGGTTTGGTCGCCGTAGAGGGTAATCGGTTCGACAGTGTTCCGGAAAGCGTAATTGTAGAGAGACATTGACGTCGGTCGTACCACCATCTCCCCAGCGAGATCCGTACAGCCGTCATACAATCGTGACACATCATCAACCTGATGTGGAATTGATGAAGGGCTTTTTAGGCTCGTACAGCCGTTGAATAGCCATGTCATATATGTAGCAGTTTTAGGGATGACCGGAGGAACGAGTAGGTCAGCACAGCCGCCGAACATCGAGTCTAAATCGCTGACGTCAGGAAGCGCAGGGGCTACCACCATAGCACAAGATTTGAACATACTCGTACAATCGACAATGGTATCTCCCGGCGGTATCTTTGGAAAAGCCTTCGCGTAACTGTTTGGATTGAAACATACCCTCAAGTAGAGACCGTCCAATGTCATACCAAGAACCGACTCGCACTCTTCGAGCGTCGGGATGCTGCTAAAATGTGACCTTGTATCTGTCCGGTCACGAACCCATGCCGTCATAAGGTCCCCCTCCGCCCACGAGGTGACTTCGTATTCTCTTATAAATGCCATTACACCGCCCCCTTCCGTGCCTTAATCTTCGACGTCAGTCCACCGCTGTCCGTGTGTTCCAGCGTGACAGTGTCGACCGTCATCGTTACCCATGTTCTGACCATCTTCCGGGCCTTCTCGTATACTCCGTACGGATACAGATTTTCGGCCGGATACAGGTCCTCGGCCGGAAGCAGACCGTCTATCGTTATCATCTGGTCTTCCCAGACCGCGATCTCCACGTTAAGGACGTCTCTTGGCTGGATATGCGGGTTGCCTCTGTACGTGAACTCATAGCAGATGTTCGACCTGTTCAGCAGTCCCGCCAGAGAATACTTCGTCAATGAAGTATCATCATCCAGCACGAACAACGGCATTTCGAAGCCGAAATCGTACGTTTCTCCTTTCTCCGAATTGCTTACGTCGTATGGGTTGTTAGCATCGAGCAGGTTCGGGATTATCTCGTAACCGCTGATCGTGTAGTTTGTCGTAGCCGCGGCCACGAACTTGAACAGGCTGCAGCTTATCTGCTCCGAAGACGTCGGCGTCGGTGAAATGAACACGTTCGACGGCGAACATGGCGGGTCAAGTGTTACGTAGTATATCTTCCCTGCCGTCGCCTGTACCTCTTCGATGCTGGCGTTGTACTGTGGGTAGTATTCCGGGAGCACAATCTGCAGCGTATTCTTGTTATTCTCGACTACGACGTTAAGGTCCGAAATTTCATCGGCATATATTGTCCAGTTGTTTCCGACCTCTCCGAACGTCAGCGTCGGACGTCCTGCATCTACGTACGTAGCCCGCAGATAACCCTCGTCCCGGAACATACCGGTATACTCAGATATAATGGACCGCGCCGCCTTCGCATCGAGGATAGTCGGCTGACTATCGTGGATCCCGTGTACCGGAACGGTTCCGACCTCGGTGTAACTGATTGTATCGAGAGCGTCCCGGATACGTTCGGCGACAACATCGTCCACGTACCACCCGGAGCCGTACTGCATACACACGACCGGGACTTCGACGTTGTCCAGGAGCATCGAAGCGTCCTGGCCGTGTACAGTCAGCACGTTATCGTCCCAGGTTATGGTCTCCGATAGATAGAACCGGCGGATCTCGGACATATCGCCCGGATAACCGGCAGCGTACCAGATCGGTGACCCGATCGGGACTCGTCCGATGATCTGCGTATAATCTGTCGTCTCGTACGCTTGGATCTCGATGCTGCTGACTTCCAGCTCTCCACCGAGTTCCGTGTTTACGCTGTGAAGGTCCAGATTGACGCCCAGAAGAGACTCATTATTCCACAGCCACGCCTTGCCAAGGAACACCCCCACGATGTACACGCGCTCGCCAGGAGTCCACGTATCCAGGTAAATTGTCGTACTTCCGCCGACCCAGACCGGTTCGATCAGGACGGTCTGCTTGTCGCCGTGTTGTCCCATAACCTCGAGCGTGACGTAATCCCAATCTTCGCCGGCCGTTAGCGTCAGCCCGAACGGCGTCTCGAACGTCCCGTCTGATTTTGTTGCGTCTTCCGAAATGTACCCGTAGCGGTACGAATCAGTATCGGTCTGCATCGGGACAGCTTCGCCGTCATTCAAAAATCCGGATCCACTCAGATCCATGATGATTGTCGTATAATGCGACCGTTCGAGGTTCTCGAGTCCTTCCAGATCCGCAGCGTTACCGATCGGCGTGATGCTTGTCGGCTCGTCGCTGGTCTCCTGGAAGCCGCACTCGACCCTCATGGCCTGTCGCAGGTGTTTTCTGTTTTCTGCTGCAATAGTTGCCATTATTCGCCCCCATAACAATCCGGGAAGGACAGCGTAATGGATACGTCCTTCCAGACTGTCGCATTGTTGTAAAACATCGGAGTTTTGACATTTGCGCGGCCCTTAAATACGGCGTTAATCGTGTGCTCCGTTCCGTCGATGTCATAAAACGATACCTGGAACGTCGGAGCACTGACAGCCGCAAGAAGGTTCTGCAGGTCGCTGTCCAGGAGCGTATCCCATTTCAGCTCCGTATCGCCGTATCTCCAGCCGTTGATATCCGCCACGACCTTCCCTGTCAGCGTCGTCATCTCGTTAACGATGTTCGGCACTTTCTGCAGCGAGAAGTCGTTCGGGTACGGGAGCTGCTGCCCGTTGATTGTGATGTATTGAAGCCATGGTCTCATGTTATGCCTCCATGATCAGTTTGCCCTGTTTGTTTAACTTGAAGATCTCCGTCGCGATCTGGGCGCCTCCGAGGTTGACCTGGATGGTTACCTCTCCGCCCTCGTTTCCGGAGCTCATCGCTTGCATCGCTGTTATCATCGCTGCGACCAGCTGGCTGTTAGACGCTGCGATCATGCCCTGCAGCTTGTCGATCGGGATAACCGCCTCCGGACCAGCTTCGCCGACGCCGATGACTCTCGGACTGTTGAATATGCCGCCTTTTGCATACCAGTCGATACCCAGCGACGGAATAGAGCCCTTTAACAGATCGCTTAACTTCCAGCCCTTCGGCTGAATTGAGAAATGCGGGAGTTTGATATGCGGCAACTTGAATTTGAAATTGAACACTTCCTTGATCTTCGCCGCGATCTTCTTGATCAGCTCCCAGGCTTTCCTATACGGCCACGTTATAATCGAGAACCAAGTCGACACGATCGTCTTGATGGTCGAACCGATTTTTTTGAACACCTCAACGATCTTATCCTTGAGCATTATGGCCTTTGTCTTCATAGCTTCCCATATAGCGGCTACCTTGGCCTTGATCGTATCCCAGTTCTTATAAAGTAATACACCGATCGCAATCACAGCCGCGATCGCTGCTATGATGAGCCCGATCGGGCCGAGCATCGCCGTAAACG